AGGGCTTACTAAGTTTGTGAATGGCGGAGATGATATCAGCATTCCAGTAACCGGAGGTAAACTTACAAATGATCCATACTTTAGAGATGGTGGTTTGTATAAGTTCCAAGGTACAGGTGATAGTCAAGTAGATGCTGGAAATACTACAACACCTGAAGTTACTAACCAAGAGTTGTATGACTTCTTAAAGACACAAGGATACAATGTTGGTGAGTACAGAGAAGGTATTGACTACTCACAGTTAGTGGGTGGTAAAGGAAATACTGGTTATAGTGATCCTTATTTGGAAGGAAGATCTAGTATGCCATGGTATACTAGTAGTAATGCACCACAAGGAAGCTATTACCCACAAGGATACGGACCTTATGCATATGGTCAAGGATACTATCCACCAGCTATGGGGTACAATAATCCTTACATGGGTAACTACAATATGTATAACCAAGGAATGGGAGCAATGTACCCACCTTTGTTTGGAAATAGATTCGGTCCTACAGGAAAAGTGTTTGAAAGAGCAGGTTCTTGGTTGCAACAATCTGGTTTACCATTTGACCCTACTACAGGTTTACCTATTACAGGTATGTTAGGTCAGCAACCTATGAGTAAGTTTGAAGTTACTAAGTCAGGTATGTTTGGACCTAAAGAGTTTGCAATGTACTTTGGTGATCAAGGTGATGGTGAATACAAAGGTGCTGACTTTGGAGATTATAAAAATCCATTTACCGCAAGAGCTGAAGCAGAGGCAGCAGCTAATGCAGGGACCTCAAAGAATCCTAAAACAGATGATAAGGGTAGAATTCTATCCTATGCTCAAGGTGATGATTATGACTTTAATCAAAATAAAGAAAATAGACAGCAAAACAGATTAAACAGACAACTTGAAAGAGGTGTACAAAGATATGATAGACAGGCTAGACAAGATATGCAAGTACCTGAAGATATTCAGCAAGGTGTAAATGCATATCAAGGATTCAAAAATCGTGCTAATCAATCTCTTACCCGTGCCTATGGTGGTCAACAACTTCCACAAGCTCAAATGATGGGTGAATTTAATGCTGGTGTTAGTGATATTCCTGCAGGATACTACAGAGATAATGTTACGGGTCTTATAAAGAACAACAATGGAATGACATATTCACCTTATGCTGGGTATGGATACAACACAGATAAGATTATGGATACTGATTGGACTAATCAGTACATGGCTTATGGTGGTGTACCAATGGCTCAGTATGGTTTTAGTTCAGGTTCTGCTAATCAATATGGCTTTAACTATGATCCTGCTTCTATGGATTCAGAAGAAACACAATTCAATAACTGGTGGGGTGGTCTTGGTAGTTCAAGAATGGATGAAATTCTTGCTCAACAAGAACGAGAGCTTCAAGATATGAATGCTTATGATGTAGACATTGATGCTGAAAATGCTTCAATGGATGCATTTGCTGAGAGTACAATGGCTAAGAAACAACCATGGGCAGTAAAAGGAAAAATAAAGAACATGTTTAATGTTGACTTAGAAAGAGGTGTTAATGAATTCAACAGATATGCTGGTGCTGCTCTTAATCCTTTTGAAAGAGCTGACAATAGAATATCAGCTCCTAACATGATGGAACTTACTGGGTCAGAAAGAAACTATGGTAACAAGTGGTATCAGAACAAAGGAAGAGACCCTGAAACAAATAGTGGATTGTCTTTCATAAACCAGATGGGTGCTAAACTTCAAAAGAAAGGGAACGCTCAAAAGAAAAAAGGTGGTTCTACATATAAAGAGGGTGCAGTAACTTATATGTCTGCTAAACAAGTTGAGGAATTTATTAAACAAGGTGGTAAGCTTGAATTTATAAAATAACATTATGTATTACAAAGTAAAAATCACAGCGCTTCCAGAAGCAGCATACGGTAGATCAGTTAAGACAGGTCAACAGATGAATGGTGCCCTTGCAATTCAACCTACAGCAATGGGTGGTGCAGACATTGATCAGTACATAGGTGAGAAAGAACTCAAAGTTCAGAAGACTATTCAACCTATTGATAGAGAAAAGGCTAATGTAGAAGTTGAGAAGGGTGAAGTTGTAGTTACTGATAATGGTGATGGTATTCCAGAAACATATGTAGCCGGAGGTAAACGTCACTCAGCAGGTGGTACACCACTTAACTTACCAGATGACTCTTTCATTTTCAGTGATACTAAGTCAATGAGAATCAAAGATCCAGAAATCTTAAAGATGTTTGGTAAGAAAAAAGGTTCTTATACTCCAGCTGACTTAGCTAAACAGTATGATATCAATAAGTACAGACAGATACTACAAGATCCTAACTCTGATGCTATTGATAAGAAGACTGCTGATTTGATGATCAGAAACTATACAATGAAACTTGGTGGGTTAGCCGTAGCACAAGAAGGTAAGAAAGCATTCCCACAAGGTATTCCAAAAATTTCTGAGCCATTCTTGGAAGCTATGGGTATTCAGCAAGAAGCTATCATGCCTACTTATCAACCACAGACTCAGGCACCACAGGATGAGCAAGAAATGATGGGTAATCCTGGTGAAGAAATGGCAGAACAACAAATGATGCCAGAGGATCAAATGATGATGATGCCACCACAAGACCAAGGTATGCCACCAATGGCAGCTTACGGTATGGCTATGGGTGGATATGAAATGCCATTTGCTCCTGACTATGCTTACGGTGGTTTGTTCAAAGCTGTTGAAGGAGTAGAAAGTACAACAGATGTTACTCCTTATACAGGGGGTAAAACAGTAGCTGGTAGTAAAACACCAACTGGTAAGTCTAATGCTTATGCTTCCAATAATGAACCTCTTGATCAACACTTAGGACGTTGGGAAAAGGTTGTTCCAGGTATTTCAACTATGTCAGATGCAGAAGCTCAAAAAGCAATGTATGACTGGAGCTTAGCAAATAATCCAGATGCTATTAAAGCAATGTGGAAAGAATGGGGTAATACTACAGAAGGAAAAAAATATGCATCAATTAGAGCATTAGCTCCTAATGGTGTATTCACTGATGAAGTATTAGATGATCCAGCAAATCTTGCTATGTTACGTGCTGCTTATGTTGATGGAAAATTTGGAGCAAGACAGATCAAACCAAAAGAACCAGAACCAGAACCTGCAAAAACTGAAGAACCAAAAACTCAAGATAACACCCAGATTCAAATTACTGATAATAAACAAAGACAGCAAATACAAAGACCTGATCTATTTAATTTCCAGGCACCACCACAAATTGCTGATTCTGTACAGGCTGAGTGGACTTCACCAGACATCATGAATTACTATGGTGCCTTGAAAGATAGAAACTCATTGCGTCAGTATTTTCCATGGGCTGCTCCAATTGATATGGAAGAAATGGAACCTACTTACTTAGATCCTACTAGAGAATTAGCACAACAAAGTGAGGATGCAAACATTGCAAGTCAAGCATTGGCTATGTTTACTGGACCAAAGGCATATTCTTCTAGAGCATCACAAATCCAAGGAGAAGGCGCTAAGCAAGCAGCAAATACACTTTCTAGATATAACAATGCTAACGTAGGTATTGCTAATCAGTTTGAGCAAGCTAACGTAGGTATTAGAAATCAAGAGAGAGCAGCTAACCAAGCTATTAGTAAACAGATCTATGATCAGACAGTATTGACTAATGCTAACTATGATAGAGATAAGAGATTAGCTGATAGTGTAGTGAGACAAGCATTTGCTACAGGTTGGAAGAATGCATCTGACATTGCTATGTTGAATGCAACATCTGACCAGTATGATATTGACCCAAGAACAGGGACTGTTAGATTTATTCGTGGTAAGAAACCAAGAGCAGATAAAGCTAGGAACTTTGATGAGCTTTTTGTTTACTATAGAAGTATGGGACTGAATCCAAAAGATGCACGTGAGAATGCTAAGGCTGCATTAGGTGATTATACTGGTTATACAGGACCTGCAAGAACAGATGATTATGACCAATATAAAGCAGGTGGTGTCTTTGTTTTAGGGCCAGGAATGTTTCCTCCACTGATCATGTAAACTTTAGAAGTTTATTAAACTTATAAGATTTTAGTATATTTACATATATAGAATATTAAACTATGGCAACGTACCTCCAAGGCGTCCAAGACTACATTCCACAATTCCAGCCATTCCAGCCGGATTTGAATTTGTATGCAAATGTTTTACAGACCAAGCAAACGCAGTATGATACTGCATGGAAGTCTTTAAACAAAGTATATGGGCAATACTTCTATGCAGATCTTACACATGAAGATAATGTTGTAAGAAAAGAAGAGATCATGAAGAACATTGATTTCAACTTGCAACGTGTTGCCGGACTTGATTTATCTCTAGAACAAAACATTGACCAAGCGGTACAAGTATTCAAGCCTTTCTATGAGGATCAATATCTGATGAAAGATATGGCCTATACAAAGAACTACATCAATCAAATGAGTAGAGCTGACTCTTACAAAAACTCAGAAGATGAGAAGATGAGAGGAATGTATTGGCAAGATGGTGTTACAGCTATGAACTATCAGAGAGATGAGTTTAGAAAGTCTGACATATCTGAGACACTTAACTTTCAGAATATACAGTATACACCATATGTAAATGTAAATAAGAGAGCTTTAGAGATTGCAAAAGAAGCTGACCTGAACATTGAGTCTGTAGACTTTAGTCCTGATGGTAGATGGGTAGTTACAAAAAAGAATGGAGAGCAAGTACTTGAGCCACTTAGTAAACTATTTGAATCTCAACTAGGAAGTGATCCGGCAATTCAAGATGTATACAAGACTCAAGCTTATGTAAACCGTAAGAACTATGCATACTCAAATGCTGCACAGTTTGAAGGAGATGAAAATAAAGCTGAGATGGCATATCTGCAGGAAAGCTATGACATGCTTAAAGAGCAAAGTCAACAAAGATATAAGCAGTTACAAGAGCAGTCTACTTACTACTCTAACATGATTGCTGATGTTGAGAAACAAATAGCTAACGGTACTGCATCTCCAAGAGCTAGAATGGCATTATCTCAATACAGATCTGCTAAAGAGATTAATGACAAAGTACTTGCACGTGCTGATGAAAATAACAATACGCTCAACGGAGATAATGATAATGCTACTGCAAATACTTCAGGGAAGATTAATCCTTACGGAGATCTTAAATCTTTGAGATGGAAAGTAGATAATGGAATGGCATCAATGTTAATGCAGAAAGACTTAGATGAAGCTGCAGAGATATATGCATACCGTAATGCTAAGACAAGTATAGAAGCTAACCCATATGCCGTTAATGATCAGAAGTTCCAGCATGATAGAGCTCTTGCTCAAATCCGTGGTAACTACATGTTAGAAGCTACACGCCTTAGAAATAAAGGTGAGAAAGAAAATAACATGGATAAGGCTCTTGTTGAAGCAGGTACACACCAGTATGATCTTAACCCTACATTACCTGATGGTAAACCTAATCCTAATTATGGTAGAGCTATTCCTATTGAAGCATATACAAAAGTAACTACTACTAAAAAATCTGACGGTACTGCATCTGGCAATTATAATGCTAGATCTATGGACAGACAGATTAGTGAGATGGAAACTAAAGAACATGCTCAACCATACTTGCAAAATGTTGCAACAATGGTAACTACTCTTGTTACTGCCGGTCAAATGACTAAACAACAAGCTAAGCAGATTCTTGGAATGGATTATAATACTTTCCAGTCTAAACTTAATGGTAGCCCTAACTGGTTTATCAGAAGAGAACTTGGTGGTAAGAAACTTGAAGGTATCCGTAATAACATGGATAGATGGATTGGTCAAAACTTTGAATCATCTGCCCTTAAGTTATATTCTACACAGTTAGCTACACTTAAGAGTTCATCAACTAAGTTTGGTGATTACATTGGTTATGTAAATGAAAGTCAAGAGTGGAGACAAAAGACTGCTAAAGAAGCTGAAACAGAACTTTATAGACAAGGTTTCAAGTATTCTAAATACATGTATGATATTGAAGGTAACTTAAGAAGTGAAAAAGATTTCTATGCAGCTCTTCCTCCAGAGGCTATAGAAAAATATGGATTTAAAGTTAAGGGTGCTACAGGTGCTGGTGGAATATCAGGTGTTGGTGCAAATCCAGCTGGTCAAATGCGCGGAGACATGAACCGTAAAGCAGGAGATAGATATGAGCGTGAAATAAACTATGAAGCCATGAAAAACGCACTTTCTAAAATTTATACATCTGGTCAAATTAAAGCACCAGTTATTGGTTTAGAAAAGTTTGGCACAATGAGTGGCACTGGTAAGTTTGCATATGAAGTATCATCTGCATGGATTACACCTAAAGGTATTAACACACCTAACATGGCTAGATTTGGTGAAGTACTTAGTGACTTAAACAATTTTGACTGGGGTACAGATAAAGACAATAGAGTTTCATTCAGAGGTATATCCAAATCAGACTGGAATTACTATGATGATAAAAGCAGAAATGATGTAGGTAAAGCTATCTTAGATAACATTGTTGCAGAAATACAAAATAATAAAACCAAAATGGGTGACTTCAGAATAGATGTTGCACCAATGGCTGTAGGAAGTGTTGAGAAAGCTGCTATCATTATTACTCCAGATGCTGAATGGCTTAAAGGATTTGTATATCAGAAAGATGCAGATGGTGGTAAAAAAGGTACTGGTATTATCAGTCCAGAACAGTATTCTCTTATTATGCAAAATGGTATTTCTTATATCATGCCAGCAGATCAGATGACTAATAGTATGTATACAGGTGCATTTCAAACTCCTCTTGAAACTATTATTTCTAATAGTCCTACAGGTTATACATATACAGATCCGCAAAATCCTTCTTCTACAATCAATATCAAAAAGAGTAATTCACCGGCTGGTCCATACCAGTACTCAGTTACTTATCCATATATTGATCCTGCAACAGGTGAAGAAAAGATGGCACCTCCAGTAGTTGACTTTACAAATGACCCTAATGCTCTTAGAGATAACATGCTTAACTACTTTGAGCTTAACCAACAAGGTTTACTTGGTTTCTAAAAATACTTAAGATGGCAGATAATACTCCAGGTTTCAACTCTCTAGATCCACTTGGTCCGGAGTATGGAAAAATAAATCAACCTATCATAGATCCAAAAGGATTAAGTCCTTTTGAAGGTGATAGAATGCGTGATGCACCAATCAACTTTCCAGCAATGCCTGGTCTTGATCTTTCATTGCCTAATAGGAATGTAAGACAGAATGCAGTTGGTGCTCCTGGAAAACCAGCTAATGCTAATAAACAAGCAACAGCACAAGATGTAATTAATGCACAAGGTAGTCTTATTAAGGCTATTGGTCAAGCTAGTCAAAGTAAAGATTCATATGCAAAGATCTATTCATATAATGCAGGACCTGATGGTAATGCTTTCTATAAGAGATATCAAGCATATGGTCAAGAGAAGTTTGATGAAATTGGTTTCTCTCCGCTAAGAGATAATGAAGCTAACTTTAATGCTAGAACTACAAGATGGGATGACTTTAGTAGAATGATGACACACTCATTCTTTCCATTACTTGCTAGTGGTTTTACGTCTGGGCCAAGAAGTTTATTTAGAATGCTTCAAGGTGACTTTACTGGAGCTGACTTAGAAGATGCAAGACTATATGAAGAGGCTGCTGCTATAGGTCAATCAAGCAAAGGTGGAGTATTTGGGTTTGTCAATAATACAGTGATGAACTTTGGGTATACTGTTGGTATTATCAGTGAAGTTATACTTGAAGAAATGGGAGCTGCTTTACTTGCTCCAGGAACAGGAGGTACAAGTTTTGCAGCAGCTACAATACGTAATCTTGAAAGAATAAAAGGTGTTGGTACGGCAATAAAAGGATTCAAAGCAATGAGAAATTCATTGTCTGAATTAAAAGGTATTCAAGCTGTAAGAAACTTTAAGAATTCTGTTAATGCAGGTTTGACAAGTAAAGTAGGTAGATTCTTGAATCCACTTGAGAATACATTTGAAGCATTACAACTTGCTAAAGCAGATAACCTTACAGGTTTAGCTGCTACATTTAAGACGGCAGGAGGTTTATATAGAGATATCCGTACAGTAAATATGGCAGTTTCAGAAGCTAGACTTGAAGCTGGTATGGTTGAGAATAGTGTGTATGATGATTTATACAATGAACACTATAACTTAACAGGAGAGGCTCCTGATAATAAGACTCAACAAGACATGCAGAGGCAAGCTAAGGATGCTTCTGGGAACACCTTCTATTGGAATGCAGGTCTTATCTATGCTACAAACAAAATCACATTTAATAATATCACAGGACCACGTGGTGGTATCCGTAAGTTTATCAAGTCAGTACAAGATGACTTTGTTAGTGTAGGTGGTGGTAAGTTTGGTAACGTAGGTAAGATTGTATATGATAATGTTGCTAAGAAGTTTGCTTATGAGGCTACTAATCTAAAGAACTTAGCTAAAAGCTGGTGGAAGAATCCTGGATTTAAAACTGCTGCGGGGACCATTGGTTACTTCAAAGCAAACATATCTGAGGGTCTTCAGGAAAACATGCAAGAGATTATCTCTAGAACTAATGAAGGTTACTACAAAGATAGCTTTAACAGTAAAGCAAGAAGAGCACAAGAGTATGCAAGAGGTGCAGCCTTATATGCTGGTAAGACACAGAGTGACTACTTTAAAAAAGAGATAGGTGAAGAATTTAGTATGAAAGGACTTGAGACATTTGGTTCAGGTTTCTTCATGGGTATGCTAGCTGCTCCATTGAATAACTCTATCCCATTCTTATCTAAACAATGGAATAGAATGTTTGACCAGAAAGGTTATACAGACTATGTTGAGAAGAAAGAAAAAATGGCAGAGGGTATTGTTGAAGTGTTAAATAACATTGACATGAAAGACTTTATCAAGTCAAACATGTTTAATCTTAGTGCACAAGACTTTATAAGTGAGATAAAAGCTAGAGCTTCTAAAAAAGAAGGAATGGATGCTGAGCTTGAAGGTCTTATTGACTCTGTGGAAATGATGCTTCAGACAAACACTACAGATGTGTTTACGGATCATCTTAATTCATTCTTTGACTTATCAGAAGATGAGTTTATGGAAGCAATGGGTAACATTGAAAAGAGTGAGATACCTGAGTACAAAACAAGAATTACAAAAAGTATTGATAAGATAAAGTCCATCAAGAAGAAGTATGATTATTATAAACAAAAGAAACCTAATCCCGTTACTGATGCTTATTTAAGCACACTAGATAAAGATAGTGAAGAGTATGAAGAGGCTGTAAGCTTGCAAGCAGGTTGGGACAGAGCTGTTAAAAATGCTGTATTTTTTAATGAGGCCTATGAAGATACTATGCAAAGAATGGTTGACATTCAGAGTGAATTTCTATCTAAGACCACTCTTAAGAATATGGGAGCAAGAGAGATGGGTCTTATATTCCAACCACAAAAAATCAAGAATGAGATTGAACTTCTTAAGAATGATATTGAGGTAGCTGAACAGGCTAAATCAACATTACCTGGAGCAGCAGAAGACTTAGCTAAAAAGAAAAGAATGCTTGCTCAGATGGAAGACTATGCTGAGAAGTTTAAAGCATTTGATATCTTCTACAATAGAGCTGATTACTACAGTGCTCATAGAGATGAAGTTAAGAAACAATTGGGTATTGATCTTACTGATGAAGAAGTAGAAGCTATCTTCAATGAGCAATTGGGTACACTTGATGGGACTGAAAGCCAAGCAAAAGTACTTGGAGAATTAAAAGAATCTCTTGCTAATTATCTTAAAACAGTAGCTGACATTAATGAAGATACTGTATTTGATGAAAACATAGATCAAGGATTCACTCTTCTTACTGACCACTATAAGCTTTATAGAGAGTCTCTTGCTATGGTTGAGGCTATTAATACTCTACATGACCCGGGTAACTTTAATGATCTAGCAAGAAGAAACCAAGCTTGGATGAAAGATCTTTACAACAGAAGAGCTGAGTACTATGAGAAGATTGTAAAAGGTGAGATGGAAGATGTAGAGTTCAATGCTCTATTAAACAAGCTTGCTGATAGCGGTATTGCAGTTACTCCTGAAGACTTTGTAGAGTGGAAAAACAACCGCACTATCCCTAAAGAGTTTATTGATATTGCTAACAAAAGAATCATACCACAGAATAGTGAGAAGTATGCTGCGGCAGTTGATCTATTTGAAAGAGCTACAGCTCTTAGAGATGATACTACTGTAGTTTCTACAGAAATACAGGATGCTGAATACAAGAGACAACTAGCTGCACTTGAAGCTGATATGCAGGCAGAGATTGATGCTTTACCAAAAGTTGAAGAAAGACTTGTTACTGGTAACATTGAGCCTACTGCTAAAAGCAAATCATTTACTCTAAACAAAGTAAGAAAAGAACTTGCTATTGGAGAACAAGCTGAGCTCGTAGATAGTAAAGGTGAAAGAATCATTGTCAGAAAAGATGAGAATGAGCAGTTAGTAGATGAGGCTGGTGAACTTGTAGATAACAACAAAAGATATGTAGCCGGTGAGAAGTTCAGAATGTCTATGGTAGCTGATGAGGCTGCTGTAAAAGAGATTGAAGATAGATACACTGAGAAAAGAATTGCGCTTAAAGAGAAGTTCTTAGCTGCACAGGAGAATGTTGAGAAGCCACCGGTTGTAGAAGAGATGACCATAGCGGACATCATGACTAAAGAACCGGAGCTGTATCAACAACTCTTGACTGCATATGAAGCCATGATGGTTGAAGACATGGGAGTAGATGACTTTGCTACACTGAGTGACAGTCAAAGAGAAAACGGTCTAGCTAAGTTTATCAAGTCTGCTAAAGGGAAACTTATTGTAGATGCATACCAAGAGAAACAAAAGATTAGCAAGTCTGCTCAGACTGAAGCTAATGAGATGACCTTTACTCTTGATGGTACTTCATATGACACATCTACTATAACTTCTGTACCTCAATTAAGAAACTTTATTAAACAGTTTAACGCTAAGATTGCAACCATTAAGAAAAAGAAAATTCAAGATTCTGCAGACACTGAAGCAATTCTTGATTTACAGTCTATGATTAATGGTATGAACTTACTGATTGATAAAAGACTACAGTCTGGTGCCACTGATGAACTCAAAGCAGCAATTGCTAAGATCAAGGTGATGCAGTTGAATCAAAAGGATATTGTGAAACAAGATCTAAAATCAATCACAATACCTGAAGATGATAGAGCTTGGAAAAAAGGTGATATCAGATATACTAAACAAGGTATCCGCGTTGAGTATAAAGGAGACAACCTGTATAATATTGCCGGAGAAGACAGAGTATTTGATACAAGTACACCTAATGCAAGTTCTTTCCAGAGAAGTATTGATACAGCTATCTATACTGCCAATCCACAAGAGGTACCAAATGTGTACATGATTAAAGGGACAGAGCATGAGAGAGTATCATATGCAATCAAGAGCGTATATGATGTTTTTGGATTGAATGAGAATGACTTAGCTATTCTTAATACTGCCTTTGACGTTACTATAGGTATAAAAGGATTTAATGAAGAATCTATAAAAGCATTTGTTGATGACTTAAGAGCTACTAAAGAAAGTGATAACGGTAAACTAGGAGGATTCAGTACTTATACATTTGATGAGATAGAAGGAGATCTTCTTGGATTCTATGATTCAATGACTATCATGGGTGGTGCACCAACAACTGCTCCTACTCCAGAGGCAGATCCTAAAAGAGCTGATGTAGAAGCAAGATTGAGAAAAATTGCAGTTGGATTAAAGGAAGAGGAAATACAACAGGTTTTAGATATACCAATAGAAAAGATAATTACTGAAGTAAAAAATAGAGCTAATAATAATCCAAATACACTTGTTGGTTCTCTTGTTGTATACTATGCTCTTAGATTAGAAGCTGAGATGGCAGCAATACGTATACCTGTAGGAGAAAAAACAAAATTAGTTGAGGTTGTAAAAGTAATAGATAAATTAACTCCTTCCGCTGATTCTGATATAGAAGCCAAGAAAGTTGAAATAGAAAGAAGAAGGCAAGAAGAATTAGCTACGGCTAAGATAGAAATACCAAGGTATTTTAGATTTAGTGAACTGGGAGGTGGAAAAGGTAAAAGTGGAGAAGCTCTTTCTTCTGTAGAAGCTGATAAAAATCGAGAGATACAAGAAAATTTTGAAAAACAACTTCAAGAAGGAGACAAATTAATTGAGCCAAACGGAGATACCTACTATTTTAGAAATGGTAAAACTGTAAAAAGAAATGGACAACCTAGGGGGATGGCTGACATAGGTGCGTTTTTGACAGGTGTAACAATAGATAGAACAGATAAAATCAATGCTAAATACGATGCTCAACTAGATGCTTTAGAAGCTACTACCCAAACAACTACAACACCAGGATCTGTAGACATAGAAGAGATAAGAAAGCTTGCTCTTAATACTGCAGCAGAGCAATCATATGAGGCTTCAAAAAAAGTAGGTAACTATACGGATAAACAGTCTAAACGTATATTTGATGGTGAGGCTCCTGAATTTGATGAAGAGCGGATTACTAAAGAAGCTTATGATGAACTCTTTGATCCTAAGACAGGTTACTTAACACAGCTTAAAGAACGGGCAGATAAGGGTGAGTTCTTCATTGCTACAGATATAGTAGTCTATGGAGAGGTTGTTGATGCAAATGGTAAGACACGTAGAATTGCCGGAGAGATTGACTTACTTATAGCAGACCGTGATGGTAAAATTCACATCATTGACCTTAAGACAGGAACCTATAGTAAGTGGCAATTTTACAATAACAAAGGAACTATTGGTTACAATAAGAGAATTGAGAATACCCTTCAGCAGATGTCTTACTCTAACTTAGTATTTAATCAATATGGTTTAGAGACTAACATTGGAATCTTACCAATTGAAGCTAAATATGATCCAGATTCTGCTGATGGTAAAATCATGAAAGCGGGTAGACCAACTACTAAAAAACTGTTTGAAGATGATGACATGAGTCTTCTTGAAAGTAACAAGCCTTTCTCAGTTAAGCTTTACAAGAATCAGGAACTGCAACAACTAGATGAGAATGGAGAAGTAGTAAATACTACTGCTGAGGAACTAATTGGTAAAATCATTCCTAGAAAAGATGGTAAGTCTGGAGCTTCAGGTCCAATAAGACCAGATGAAGATTCAACTGAGGATGAAGCAGGACCAACAGGTGGAACTAATGCTCCTAACCCTACAGTTAATAAAGGAGCAAGACAAGATCAAGTAGATACTTACAATGATCTTAAAGAGCGTATCATGATGGCTAATCTTGATGAACTTGATGAATTAAATACTGAACTGTTTGCAGCTAAAGTAAGTAGTGGTATCACTGATGAGCAATACAAAGATCTTGTTAATTTACTTGAAGAAGCAGAAACTGAATTAAGTATTGGAGAAATTGAGTCAGTTTCAATAAATAATGTTAAATTAAATAGTAAGCTAATTGCCATGGATGAGTTCACGACAACAACGCAAAAAGGCAAGACTACTATTATAAGCATTATTGGGGCTAATGAGAAAGTTGTGGTTGCTGAAATACTTAAAGACTCAATTAAAGTAAGAACACAAGATGGCAACCTGGTAGAGGTACCAGCTAACAAGATAAGTGATATCTTTGTTGATGCAGCCAAATATGAAGACGAACCAGGAGGACCTATGGATACACCGTATAAACCAACCAAAGAAGAATCAATTGTCATTACTCAGACAAATGATAATGTGGCAACGTTTTTAGATGATAATGATGCTAAAACTGAAGCAGTTCAGAAAGGTCAATCTATGAATCCAAAAGATGCCCTTAATGACTTGAATAAAATTATAAATTGCCCGGGATAATGATAACTTGTATTCTTTTAGACAATGAAATTTCAATGCTTTACACAGCTGTAACAGCATTTGTTGAAGACCGTGTAAAAAATGATAAGCCTCTAGATGCAGAGGACATCATGAAGCAAATCTATAATAAGATTGCTAAGAGCCATAGTCCTGAAAAAGCTGCTGAGTTTGTACAACATGTTCCGCGGATTATTATTGACTTGTTAAATACGGCTTACCAAGGTAAGGTTAACATATCTCCACAAGCTTTTGGTGAACTATGGGGAGCTTCTACAGCATTCTATGCAGAAGATGGTATAAACACAATCATCCAACGCTTTAAGCCTAAGAGAAAAAGTAAGGCAGATAGTACAGCTGAAAAGAAAACAAGAAAGCGTAGCAATCCAAATAAGAAGACTAAGGATAATCTTGAGGAAAAAGAAGAGCCTGTAGAAGAGCCAACAGAAAAAAGATACAAGTCTTTCAGTGCTTTGAAGGGAACCATTCAGGAGTACCTTAAAAGAAACCCAACTACAAAAAGAATTCTTGTACCAGAAAAGGTTGACTCAAATAGAGTAGTCATGCAGACTACATTGAAGAGACTAGCTAGTACGTTTGATATTGATGATGATGGGCTAGCTGCAATCAAATATCAGAATGAGTTTCTTAAGCTTAAGGCTATCCGTTTAGATAAATTTGCTAAAGAATTCCCTAATCAGATTGATGCAACTACAATGCAAGAGATCACAAGATCTGAGGGAATGGTTAACAAAGGTGTAGCAAGTGCTGATGTAGCTCAAACAGCTGACAGAGTTGTTATTGTAGTAACTGACGGTAAAGGGAATGTTTTATTCTTTAATGAAGATGGGAACATTGTTTCTGAGAAAGAAGGGAAACCGGTGTATCAGTTCATGTATGATGTTAGAAAGTCAGGAGATAGACTTGTAGTAACTGATATCTATGGTAAAGAAGAGAAGATAGCAACTCCTGAACTTATTGCTGAGAAGACATACAACAAAGAAACAGACGGTCCGCTTAAAGAGTATATTGAAAAAATACGCAAGGCACAGCAGGAAGAGTTTCAGAGACTATATGACTTGAAGAAGTCTGTTATTTCTGGTAAGGATCAAGAGCTCATCTTTGATGGAGTTAGTGAAGGTTTGACATCAGATATAAACAATGTCTACATTCCCTTAAATCAATTAAGATCTCTTGGTGTTGATAGAAAAGTCTTTAAAACAATTGAGACTTTGAAGACACCGGAGGGTGGTCTATCTAAAGGTATGGCTGTTATTGAGTTTAACGGAACTAAGTTTGAACTAGATAGAAGTGATCTTTCTTCAGATATAGTAAATCAAATTGCTGAAGTTCTTACAAATAAGAACATCCCTTTTAGAAAGAGATTGGACTTTGCACAGCAGTTCTTGAGTAATGACATTAATCCAACAGCAAGAAGACATACATTAATCTATGATGTTGATAAGAAGATTCTAAACTTATCAGTGTATCAGTATACTACACAGGAGTCTTGGGAATTTGTAAAAGAAACTACTGATCCTGTAAGTGAAAAGACTATCAAAGAGTTTGAAGCAAAGAGAACTCCTTTGAACAACCAGAGATATAAATTCTACTATATTGCACCAGGTACTGTAATTAATGGTAAAGAATACAAACAAGGTACTTATAGATTGTTTGAGTTTAATGACTCTAAAGGAAGAGGTCAGAATACAACTCTATATCTTTCTGATGATGCTTTGGCAAAGGCAACTCCAGAAGTTCTTGCTAATGTAAAAGCCGGTATTATAGATGCTTTAGAGAGAGGTTATTATCAGCCTAAGTTTGAAAGGTTTATGCCTACTAAACTGAACTATGCAGAACATCTATTAGATTCCGGTCAGTATGAGGTATATGATGCTGCTACAGGTAAGTTTCAAAAGAAAGACTACATTGACTTCTTGATGAACTTGGAATCTACAGTAAGTGTTAAGACCAAAGATCCAGGTTTCTATAATGCATACATGTCTTTCACTATTCCAAGTGATGCTAATCTAGAGAGACAAGAAACTGAGGAAGAAATACCAAGTGTTTTTGTACCGCTTAATCCTTTTGAATCTGGTGTTGAAGAAACTGATTTAAATAAGTTAGCACACAGTATCTATAAGCAACTAGAAACTTATGGTCAGACTAGTGAATGGATTGACTATCTAGAAGATCAAGGTATAGTAAGTAACTCTGCTAACACTGGTTTCTATGTAGCTAATCTCCTTAGACAGCAGTTTGAAAAGAATGCACAGAATGCATATACCAAAGAGTTGGCTAATGCTATTACTGATGTATTCATTGCATCTAGAATTGGTACTGAGAAACAAAGAGCTTTTATCAATAAAGGAATTGAAGGCTTGCCTTCACAACCATTTACACCGCCTGCTTCTTCAATGGCTAGTATAATTGAACAAGCAACTGTACCAGAAGCACCAAATCCTACTAACACTAATACTAATGCTGCAAAGGAAACAGAAACAGATTCTGGTTATGACTTTGATGAATTAGAAAGAGGTGAGGGTCTTTCAGGTAAAACTACTAGAGCACAGAGAAGAAAAGCTAACAAATGGTGGAATACCTCTGAGACAGGTAAGAAGTTTCAAGAAGTCATTGAGCTTTCACACTTGGCTAACCTTGTTAACTCAAATGCATTTGCAGAGTTTACAGTAGCCGGAGCAACACTTATTGATAACAGCAAGTTGGGTCAGATCAAAATCAACCCTCTTAAAGGTTCCATGGTAGACGTATACCATGAGGCTTTCCACGTCTTTACACAGTTATTCCTTACTAAAGCAGAGAAGATTGTACTTTACAAAAAGGTTAAAGAGTATACTGATGCTAATGGTAATCAGCCATACAAAAACATGACCTACTTTCAGATTGAGGAAATGTTGGCGGAAGACTTTAGAACCTATGCTAAAGACAAGACTCTAAAAGACAATATCCCGGTTAAAAATACTATCTTCAGAAGAATGCTGAAGTTCCTTCAGGCTATGTTCTCTAAGATAAAAGGGCTATTGCCTATCTCTAAACAAGATGTTGTTGTAGATAGCTCTAGTATACCTGCAATAAATGAGTTGTTTGAGAACCTATACTACAATAAGAATAACTTCCTGAATAACTATCAACCACTGATCAAGAACATTAGATTTAATGTACTTAATAGAGGTATTACTAAGGTTAATAATTCTAGAGAAGATGCATTAAGTACTACTGATTCTGATTTGATGGTAGCAACCATGGACTCTATTATCTCAGAAGAGATTGATAGATTGCATGATGACAGAAAAGACCAGGGAGTCACAAAGAGTCTTAAGGCTGGTGTAATCAACTTGCTTACAAGTGATAAAAACAGAACTGTTCTCTATAAGAATATCAAGAAGAGACTTACTGAAGATCTTGAAAGAGAGAAAGCTAAGTTGTTCTTACAACCAAATGTCAAAAAATTTAGTGAGTTTACATCACTAGAAGACATCAAAGAGAATGCTGTAGGTGTAATGAAGAACGCTAAGGGAGAAGATAAGTATATCTTCCTTAGATCTCAGATTGATGACTTCAGTGAGCTATCTGCAGATATCAAGAAGGGTGCACGCGTAAAAGGAGAAAAGTACTTTGATATTCCTATTGTTGCTGACTTCTATGTACACAAGACTCTTAAATCTGGTAAGAAGACAGTAGACATCATGGTAGTATCACAGCTATCTGATGCTCAAGTACAGTATGAGAATTACGTTAAAGGTGGTGCTAAGGCATTCACTGAACCTGTAATGAAAGAGGGTGTGGAGGATTCAGTACTTACACAAGAGCAGGAACTTGTTCTTGACAACGTAAGAATCCTTCAGGCAACACTTGACAACTTTGGGGACCCTGAGTATTGGAAAGATGGTAGAATACCAGCAGGTGTAATTAAATATCACTTAGAGAAGAGTAGATTTACTTTACTTAGAAAGTCTTATGTGGACATGGAGTATGATCCAGACAACGACTATGAGAGTGATGACTATGAGGATGAAGAGAATGAAGATGGTATCCCTACAAATGAAGAAGCTGAATTAGAAGCTAAGAACAAAGAGCTTACTAATGACAGTAAAGTAGGTAAGTACTCATTACAGCAGCTAGCTGATAACAGTACTTTGTATATCTTGAGTAGCTTATTCTATGTTGATGCCAATGGTAACAATGAGCTAGACCGCTTTGGTCACAAGAAACTAAGCAACTTCAAAGACACATGGAACATAGTTGCTAAGTCTATTGCTGGTATGCAAGATGCGGAGTTAATGTATAGTACTCTTAATAAACTTAAGAATACGTATCCTATACTCAGACAACTTGTAGAGAAGAAGCTGCCTAATCCTAAATATGATCCTGAGAGAGGTATGGCTATCACAAATTCATTTGAGGTAGATAACATTGTTGGGTTCTGGCAAACATTCAGAAGACCAAAGGTTCCGTACATTCAGTTGATGTATTTCCCTATTGTTGAAACTCAGACGGATTATCTTACAGGTAATATAGAATTTGTAACAGTAGGTTATGATTCTGAAATGCGTTATGCTTCTGTAGATGGAAACACAATCATCAAGAGATTCCAAAATGAATTTGCTTCATCACCGGAAACTGAGTTTATTTCTAAGGTAAACAATACTTCAATTCTAAACTTAGATGCAGCAATAAGCAAGTTCAGTACAAAAGATGGTAACTTAAATACAGATAAAGCAATTGAGTTTGCTAGAGCTATCGGTATTTACTTAGATAACACTGACGCTCTTGAGAAAACTATCAATGACAATATGAATGAATATGGTATACCTTACTTATTCAATATTGCAAAAGACATCAAGAACCTACAGGACAAACTTAAAGAGCCAAATAATAATCTAAGCACTGAAGCAATCAACTTAGTTAATGATTTCAAGAAAGATCCTATTGGTATATTGAAAGGAAAGATCCGTGCTACTTTAGTACCTAGTGTTAAAGCTAAGAAAGGTGTTGTTGAGCAAAAAAATATCATTGTAAAACTTGCTGAGCTTAATGCTAAGTTGGGTTATGAGACAATGAACTTTGGTATTAAGAATGCAAACGGAGATACTGTGTATGAGAACATAGATATCAACAGTTTGTATATGCAAGTTAACGGGCTCAACACAATGGAGAGTCTTGACGAAGCCTGGACAAAACCAGAGTATTCTTACATGAGCTATCTTGATCCTACTAGAAATGCGTATACTCAAAGGTCTATATTGCTAAACAGTATGTTTAACATTGAGACCTTTATGTATGACCGTAGAGGTGAGAGAACTATTGAGCTTGCAATGGATGATGGAACCCGTATACCTGGTAAGAACCTAGGTAACACAACAGGTACTCTTACTCCTATGGGTAAATTCAATCAGGAACTTACTCTAATGCTCAAGTCTGGTGCTAATAACATGTTCCAGAATGCGGATAAGCAGACAACCCCTATTATCAGATTACTAGGTGGTATCATAGGTGAGAAGAGTGAGAGAGGTTTAGATGATCACTTGTATGTGGATACTAATATGTTTGCTCCGCAAGCAGGACCAGGAGCTACAGCAGGTGAACTATATGCTGTTAATAGAGTTCTTATTCAAAACTTAGCTACAGAGTTTGACAGAATTGTCATGGTTAAGGAGAACCGTGATGAGGTAGCTAAGATTAAAGGACCAAATCAAACAGTAGACTATGATAAAGATGGTAAGCCACTAATGGCTGCTGAAGTATTTGTAGCGTTTGATGATGTTCTTGGTAAAGATACTAAAGAAGCATTGTATGAATTAGCAGAAGACTGGGATGGTGATATAGTAGAATACTTACACAGCCCAGAGAATGCTAACTTATGGAATACAATTCAAAATGATATAATAAAGTACTTTAGAGCAGAAGTTGCTTTAAATATGAGTTTGTTTGAAGACTTCTCATATGACAAAGTACTTGTTGAAAAGACGGGTATCCCTGAAGTTCCTGCTGATACTATTGATAAAGCAGCTGCTGAGTTAGAAAGAAAAGGTGCAATCAGAAAAACACTGATGACATCCTTTACGTACAATTCTTGGATACACAACTTTGAGATTATCCATCTATTCTTTGGAGATATCTCTCAGTTTAATCACTTGAAAGAAGAGCTTCAAAAAAGAAATGCTGGTAATACATCAGGTGGTCTTGGTTTCATGAACAGTCCATTCTTTAACAACTTCATTAATAATGTATTTAATGCTGCACAAAAGAATGCAAAGACTGGTGACATTGTAGGTCCAACAACATATGCACAAGCACTTAATGTAAGAGACAATGCTCAGGATACTGATAAGGACTATGATAACTTTGTGTACAACGGTAGATTAAATACTGGAGTTATTGCAGATGCTGAAAGAGAATCAGTGTATATCAAGGAGATGTCTGAGTCTTGGCGTGAGATGTATGAAGAGGATTACAAAGAAGCTATTCCAAATGAAGCAGAAAGAAAAGCTTTCATTGATAAGCTTATTGAGTATGACGTAGATCCATACATGAAAATGACTGAGTCAGATGGTGCCGGTTACATTACAATTGATGCTTACAGAACTCTTAAGAAAGCATCTAAGCAATGGACATATGAGCAAGAACAGCTTTATAAAAAACTGGTTGCTGGTGAAAAGCTAACTCCAAAAGAAGTTAAAGAGTTCTTCCCGCCATACAAGTTGCAATACTATGGTCCACTACATGAGACTGTAATATCTGTTGTAGGTATGCATAAGTTTGCACTTACACCACTTGTGCCGGGTGCACTTGGTGGTGCTCAATTGCAAAAGCTTCATGAGGAGATGCTCAGAAGTAACAGACAGTATGTATTGTTTGGTTCTGGTTCTAAGGTGTCTACAGTAACTCTAGATGGTAACTTTGATGATGTCTTCTTGAATGACAAACAAAAAGCTATCAAGACAGGTGATGATTTCCAAACAGCAAACAACATAATCTATGTTGAGTATCTTAAGGATGTAACATCAGTTAATAGCACATTTAAGAAAAAGGTAACCGCAGGTACCCAACAAAGAGTAATGTTTGTTGACAACTTCTTTAAGGATGGTCAGATTGTTAACCCAGAGGAAAACAAAGAACTTGTTGAAGGATATGTCCAGAATAGCAGAAACATTACCAATGTTCTTATAGCAGAGCTTCTAAATGAAATTGGCTTTGTTTATAAAGACGGAATGTACCAAGCATCCGGTAACAGTGTTGAGAAGTTTGTAAATACTATTAAGAAAGGACTTGGTAAAAAGGCTGTACCTAAACACCTTATTGATTTAGTTGGTGTGAATGTAGGTGGTCAAGCAACAATGGATTACTCATTACATCCTATTGCAGATGACATTGAAGCTTTAGCTACTGCACTGATTCAAAAGAGAATCATTAGACAGAAAGCAAAAGGAGAACCTCTTATTCAGGTACCGTCAACTTTGTACAATGGTCTATGGGATACAGACTTTGAACTCATCACTGATGAGAAAGAGATTGAAAAACTATTAGGTTCAAACAACTTACCTTTCTATAGAAGAGGTAAGAAAGATCCTAAGACTGGCAAGTATGGTCCATCATCTATGATGAAGGTTGCTATTACTATGCAAGCTGACTTTGAGAACCTATATCAGCGTCTAGACCTTAATGGTAAAAAGATAGCAGAAAGCCCTGATCCATTAGCTTTGTTAAACAAGTTAATCCAGAATGATGAATGGTTAGACAAAGATGACAACAGGTTTGCAATTAGTGTTACAGGACCACGTATCCCTACAGATGGTATCAACCTTGTGGAAGGTGCTGAGGTATGGCACTTCTTTGAACCTCAAATGGGTAATATAGTTGTAGTACCTACTGAGATTGTAGCCAAGACCGGTGGTGACTTTGACGTTGATAAGTTGAACTTTGAATATGCATATATTGATGGAGATGGTTTCTCATTAAGCAAGCCATTGAGCAATGCTGAATTCAAAGCTAAACTTACAGAAGCAACTGAGAAGATTGCACAGAGAGCTGAAGATAGAAAAAAAGGTAAGAAGAAAGCAAAAGGTGAAGAAGAAGAGGTAATTATTACACCTTCTGCAATTATTAATGCTCAGAAAAAAGCATTACATAATCAGTCTATACAACTCCGTTTAGATATCTTGCGTTTGCCAGACACTTTTGCTAACTTAACAAAGCCTAACAGTACATACCTTGTTGAACAGTATGCTGAACTAGTTGCTGCTGCACAGCCTTACAAAAAACTAGATAACAGAACAATCAAAGGCTATAAGTTTGATCCAAAGAATAAAGATAAGGCTGTAATGAGTTCTACTAGAACTCTAGAGATTGGATACAACATGCATAAGTTTGAGGTAAACTTATCTAGCGGTCAGCTTACTTTGGGTATTACAGCTAAGCAAAATAAACAGCATGTAATAGACAATGAGATTGGTGCTAAGATGCCAGACTCATACTATGAGACAGTGTGGAAAGATGGTAAGTATGTTCCTACAAAGAGAAGATATCTAGTAGACTTACACTTTAATCATAACACTACTACAAATAAAGCAGGTAAAGAGGTAATCTCATTGGCTGGATTGCAAACAAGAAAGGGTACTAGAATTACATCTATTAACTCTCACAACTTGAACGGTATCTTAGACCGTGCTAAGAAGTCATTCCCGGGTGAACTAAACATGGTACCTGAGACTATGCCAATCATCAATCACTTAATTGAAGCTGGTGTAGATGAGGAACAAGCATTATACTTTGTGAACTTACCATTGATTAAAAAATATGTAAAATTACAGAGAGAGTTTGCGGATGTCTATGGGAAGATTAGAATGGTGGCACCGGATAATTCTTCAATGAATAAGTTTCAAGCTGCTGAAAAAACTGTAGCTGAATATGAGGCTAGTGGTGCAAAAGAATACAGACTTGTAAATGATATACGTCTGCAAGCTACAATTGACAGATTGATGGTTACTCTTAATGAACTTAATCCGACTACACAAATAAGTGTATACTTTGGACAAAAGGTAGGATACGTACAAATGCCAGCTTCTCAATTGAAGAAAGGTCTTCAGTCAGGTGATGTACCACCATTTGTTGTGAGAGGTATTAATCTATATGATGAAAAATTAGCATTCCCTTTACAAAAACAATTGTATAAACCTTCTTCATCAATAGTATCTACTGCTAATTACTACTATGCAAAAAGAATTGCTTTTGATAAAGTATTTGGTTCTCAAGAAGCTGTATTTAATACTAATTTGATTACAGATTCTATTACTAAGAATGATACAACTAGCCGTTTAGCATTAGCGTTTTTATTACACTATATTCAGATTGAGCATCAACTTAAAGGTATGCAAGAAGCTGCCGCATTGATGTCACCTGATACTAGTTTTGTGAAGACTATTCAGCAAGTAAGAAACAGACAACAGCGTATTGCAGATCTTAAGAAGTCTGGTAAGATTGATGATAGCTTGATGGATGACTTTGAGAAAAAGTCTATTCTAGGTAGCTTCCGTATTGATCAGTTGATGATGGATACAATTGAACCACTATTCCCATTAAGATTGGACCGTGATATCTCTGAGTATATTGAAGATGCAACAAACAGATTTAGCAATACTATTGCTGCTAGATTTGGTCAGGGTATTGAAGGTAAAGAAAGATTCAGTTCTATGTTTAACAATGCTGTAGTAACATCATTGTTCCAAAACACACTATCTAACTTCCCTAATGCAAAAATAATAGATGAAGACTTGATGCTACCTGAAGGTTACAAAGGGTATAAGATATCTATTAATGATAAGCAAGCTGAAGCTGTTAAGATTGAGAATGGTGTAATATCTATAAACATAGAACTTACTAAGTCTGACTTTGCTGATGGTATGTATCTAGATAATGTAAACAAGCCAGAGTCATATCTTGGAAGAGGACTGTTTGCATTTGATGCTGAAAGAGATCCATTTGTGAGAGTAATTCCAAAAGACAAAGGTGGTCTTCTTGCTGGTACATCTTTCAGATACTTCAGTAACTATGTACTATTTACTGTACAAAGAGAGCTACTCAGAACCAATAATCCTATTGAGAAAGTAAGAGAGGAATACATGTTCCAGGATCTTATGTCTCAGTTTAATTTGGATGAGCCGGCAGCCTATGAAATGTATTTGGTTAAAAGAGCTCTTAGAAACTCATTCAACCCAGGATATGTCATGGGCTTGTCACAATTCAATTACACTGATGATGTGATGCGTTTGCTTAATCAGTTCCCTGTATTAAAACAAAAATTTGGAATAGCCTCACAACTAGCTCCTGAGTCAAGAACTAAAACAGACAAGAACATCATTGTATTGAATGACTCAAAGGCAACTGGTGATGTTGCTGATGGTTACCATAATGATCTTGTACAGTTAGGTGATATTACTATCCGTAAGGGAAGTGATGCAGAGAATAAATACATCTCTGATACCTTTAAGTTCTTCTCAGAAATGATGTACTACCAACATGGTATTGGATATAGCTCATTTGGTTTTGTTAAAGTATATGACTCAGCCGGTTATATCACTCTAATGAGAACTGTAGGTATTAACTACTTGCAAAATCCTATTGATGAAAATCAATTGGAGGGTATAACAATCAACCTATTGGACAACAGTGACATCTTTAAGAACTATGTTGTTACATCTGGCTTCAAGAGAATGGTTACTGATACTGCTTTTGAGGAGTATGATGAGGAAGATATGCTCAATGAGCTAGAGCAGATGAATAGAAAGGCTAAGAATCCTCTTGTTGCAGAAGTTATAGAAGCAATTAATGCTGTAGAAACTACTAATCCATTTAGAGCTAAAGACATTGAGATGTTCAAAGATGCTGATGCATTCATTGGTTTTGAAACAACTCTTAATGACCCTAGACTAGATGCTAAGTCTTCTACTAAAGTTTACAGACAAGCATTTGGTAACTTGGCTAACAAAGGTAAGTATACGCCTGATGAAGTTGTGGCACTGTCTGGTTCTGGTAACTTTAATAGAGGTGGTGTAGATCTTACTACAGCTATTCAAGAAGACTTCAAGAACAAATACAAACCTGAAATACTCAGAGCTATAGATAGCGGTGTATCTACTTTCCTACTAGGAAGCTACAATGACCAGAGAAATCTACAGGATTACTACATTCAGAAGTACTTGGAGTCTAAGGGTTACACAGCATCTACAGTAGTAGTTGGTAAATATGAGTACTATAAGTTTACTAAAGAAGGTGCTGTTGCTAGTGGAGATATTGAAAGTTTGAAGAAAGCAGCTGATGCTCTTCCTTCTATTGAGCAAAACTTTGCAGATGGTACAGGAGGTAGAACTATGGAGCCGCAGTTCAAAGGTAAATCTACTATGGACTTAATACTCTCTGGTGATAGAACAAGAACTACACGTGCTAAAACAGATATCTCTAGAATGATTAAAGACTATGGTCTTACTAAGATAGAAGACTTGGTTGGTATGGTTATCCGCATGACTGACAAAAAAGGAAATTTGGCTTACACTAGAATTACTAAAGTAGCTCCATTTACTCAAGAGTATCAAGATGCAACATGGCAAAAAGAAGGTTGGACAAAAGATGTTACAGATAAAAATGTAGGTAATTATCCATATGCTATAGAATTTGAACTTGTTAAAGAACCTGTTGTAAACAGACCAGCTTCAAGTGAAGCAGATGTAATATTGCCTATTGGAACAAGTGGTAGCGGAAAGTCTACATTTATTAGCTCTCTTCCTCAAGAGAACTTGGTTGTCATCTCCCCTGATGAAATGAGAATTGAGTTTACAGGAGATATAGATAATAAGTCTAAAGACAAAGAAATTTATACTGAAGCTGCTAAACGTGCCATTAGTGCAATAAAACAAGGTAAACAAGTTGTATTTGATACTACTAATCTTACAAAAGATAAGAGAAGAACATTTATTGAAGCTATCAGAAAAGAAATACCTAATGCTAATATTCAGTATAAGCTTATGGCTTTGGATCCTGAATTAGCAAAACAAAGGATTAAAGCTGATATTGCTGCAGGTAAGAATAGAGCTAATGTTTCAGATGAAACTATTGATAGACATGCTGCTTCTTACGCGCAAATGTTGGAAGACATTAAGTCTGAGGGTATGACTGAGTATGTTTCTAATGTTAAACCTACAGTAGATGTTATAGAATTAGAACCAGGTCTTGATTATATGCCAAAAGCTTTAACTGTAGAGGAACAAAAACAGTTCTTTGAGTTTGGTAAAGATGTACTTGAGAAAAATGGTTATAATCCTTTCCCTGCTTATGTGATGGCTTCTGCTGGACAAATGGAATGGAGTCCTTTATTTGTAGTGGATAAAGAAGGTAAAGGTGTAGATAGAAATGGTCCTTATAATGAGTCTATTATATCAATCAAGAAAAGTCTTGGTGGTCAAGATAGTAAAGATAAGAGATGGAACTACAATTATTACTTAAGTAACTTTGATGGTACGCCTATCATGCCTATTCCCTATAATATCATTAGCATATTGGAAAAGATTACAGGTCAGGATATGTCAGATTATGATACAGTACTTATTAACTTGTACCCTATTGGTAGAACACTAGGTTGGCATCAAGATACTACTGAAGACTATAGAACTTTAGATAGAGATATTATCTCCGTATCCATTGGTGCTAATGCAGACTTTACTTATAATAATGCTAAAGGAATTGTATATGCGCCTAAACCTGGTACAAAAACATCAGGAACACAAACATTGTCAAGCGGTGATGTGATGGTATTTGGTGGTGAATCAAGACTAGTTCAACATACTGTAACTAATGTACAAGGAACAACTAATTTAGGCCAGATTAATCTTAACAATTCTAATGTCAACAAATACTTTAACGGAGGTTTGATGTTAGATAACTGGAGAATGAACTTTACCTTTAGAGTAGCCGCTGCAGAAAATAATAATGGTAAGAGATCTCTTGAAGAAGTGCAACAAGCGCCTGTAGCACCGGGAACACAGCTTACATTATTTGATGAAAACGCGCCTGAAGGACTACCTCCGTCTAAAAGATCTAGTAAAAAGTGTAATAATTAGTATATTTATAATATAAAATAAGTGAGATGCCTTGTAGAATTAAGATAAAGGAGAACCTTGAAGGAGAAGTATATGACTTGGCAAGACCAGGTACATATGGTACTGCTAAACAAGCAAGGGATCTAGCTGTGCGCATTAATCAAATGTACAATGACAGTGTTGTAAGATTTACAAGATCTGAAGCTGACATACTTAATATTGATGTCACAATTCCAGACTCTTTAATTGATAGATACTTTGCTAATGAGTTAAGACTTGAAGAAGAGGAGGCAAGACATGCTCTAAGAGCGGATGCTGTAAGAGCAGGAGTTGATTATTCAGATGATTACCTAAAGCAGAATGAAGTAGATGACTATGACTTAGATATTGCTAAGCAGTTTGAACTTTCTGTAAAGGGTTCTCAAAGAGCAAGAGCTAATGAGATTGCTTTCAAGTTAGGTGAGAAGTTTAGAGTAGCCTTTGACATGGAGTATCAGCAAGTATCAGCTGACTATGCTTATGAGTTACTTAAGGATACTAAGACACCGTATAACGGTGAACCGGCATTCTACTTTAACAACATAGTGTACTTTGTAGATGATAACTTTAATGTTGAGAACCTATTTCACGAGTACTCTCACCCTTTCTTACAAGCAATAAGAAGAGATAACCCTGTTTTATTTGAGAAGTTGTTTGCCCAGTTGTCTGCTACATTTGCAGGTGACCGTATTATTGCTGACTTAGTAAATGAGCAGAAACAAAAGGTAGAGTCTAAGAGACTTACCGGTGATAGACTAAAAGAAGAAGCTCTTGTCCGTGCCATGGAGTACAGTGCCATGAAGAAGATTGACAAGGTTACTGAATCAGACAGTGCGTTCAAAGCATTTATGACTAATCTTCTATATGCTATCAAAAAGATTATCCAAAAGCTTGTAGGTAGAACAGACTTAAGCAAGTTGAGTGCTAATACAACTTTGGATGAGCTTGTTGACATGATGTTGACTAAAGAGTTCAAGATTGAAACCCAGGCGCTGAAGAATTCTGATGTGGCTGAGTTTGCTAGAAACGCTAAGACAGACATAGAAAAGCTAGTAGAAGAATTAAAAAATACTGATGCTCAAGATTTCATTGACACCTTTAATAAGTTCTATACAGGGATTGACTATCAGCTAAAGCAGTTAGAGAAAACACCAAAGGATGTACAGAGAATGCTGCAGAAAGGTCAAGAGGATGGAAGCATTGATGGTAGAAGACTGTTGCGCAATGTAAAAAACTACATGAGCAAAGGTCAGACTGTATATACTAACCTTTCTGATATTAATCCTGAAGATTTAATTGAAGCAATTAGAGCTCAAGAAAAAGAGTTCAACAAGCGCGCAATCAACATGATCAAGAGTATCAATGAGATTGAAGTATTTGCCCGCAGGATTCAGACTATAGTAAAAGACATGCGTACCAAGAAGATACATCTTAAACCGGATGGTATGGCTGTGGTAGATTACTATATCTCATTCATGGAAGAACAGCAACGTTTTATTGATGACATTCTAAAAACACTTAAGCTAGATGAGGAAACTTTATTTACTAAGAAGCTATTATCTATTGAGCGTGTAATTAAGAACTCTTTGGGTGATGCATCTAAGTTGAGATTTGACGGAATGGTTAACTGGTTTACTGAAAACGCTGACTTAGTGAATGAATCTATTCAAGGTAAGCTTGAGACTAAGTTGATGTTGATACTGTCTCCGCAAGGTTTTACTGAACAAGAAATAACAGACTATATTACTAAGCTAAAAACAAGAGGTAACTTAGATAAGTTTTCAAAAGCAGATATTGATTTAGGAAGACCTGTAACAAGTGACACATACATAGCAGAAGCAGTAAGAAACTTTGGAAAGAAATATATTACCGCAGAGAGTATTGCTAGAATGCTTAAGGGAGAAGGTGGTGATATAAATACTATTAGTGCTAACATCTTGTCCTATACAAATATCAATGACCAAATGGGTATTTTCTATAGAGAGATGAAGAATGAGTTGTCTAATGCTGCAGCTAAGTCTCATGAACAGGAAATAGAATTGATAAAGGCTATTCTTCCTCATCTTAATGCTCTAGGGTATAACCCTAATAAAACCCACATGCTTGCAGACTTGATGACATTTGTTGATACTATTGCTGTTGTAGAAGACGGTGAATTAAAACGGATGCAAATTAGATCTGTGCTAGATAAATTTATTAATTGGCGTGCGGATAAGGGGGAACTGGAATATGCTTTGGAAGAAGCTAGAGAAAAGAAGGATAGAGCTGCAATTAAGAAAGCCATGCAGGATCTATGGAACTTCCATAATACTTACATGAATAGACAATACAAGGATGAAGTCTATAATGTTCAGAATATATGGAGACAAACCAATACTGTATATGACCCTGTGACTAAGACTGATTTAGTAGTGTCCGCAGATGAATCTACAGAGGCATATCTTGAAAGACAAGAGGCACTTGACCAAATGAGTCTCTATAGTTCTACAAGTGTGTTTACTGAATTGGATGACCTCTATGAAGAACCAGAATCTAAAGAAGCGCGCAGAGAGTATCAGCAGTTATATGAAGTCTATGATTCTTTTGGTGTACCAAAGTCTGAAGAGGAAAGAAAAAAAGTTCTAGTACGTCAGTTGTACAGAAAAGAATCTAAGAAGTTCTATGAGCCAAAGGTTAACTATGACCAGTTCCAGAGAGACTTTGACAACTTTGTACTTACAGAACTTGCATCTGAGGGTATTGATATGGATGATGTGGACTTTGACAAGTACATTCAAAAGTTCATTGACAAGAATACACGTTTGGCTTATTCTGATAAGTACTATGAAGACCTTGAGAAGATCTTTGATACTATTAGAACTCTTACAGAAAAGGCTAAAAACAATACTGTATCTCTACAACTTGCAACTCTGTATAAGCAAAGAGCTATTCTAGTTAATGTGGTTACAGATAAGAACGGTACTCCTGATGGTATTGAACTCAACCCTGCTCAAAGAAAGAAGTTACTAGAAATAGAAAAAGAAATTGTAGAGCTTCAGGAAAAGTATGACAGACAAACCGGTATCAGTAAAGAAGATATGGCTTGGATGGCTAATATAGAAAAGCAAATCAAGCTAAATAAAACTATTGATCCTGTAGATATGGAAAAGTACAAGACACTTTTCAATATCAAAAATGACTTGGGTCTCAGCAAACAAGAGAATGCTGACTTGAGAGCTGCCTTTGCTGAGCTTTCTGACTTGAGAGAGACAACTGCTACTGATGCTTATACTGCTGCATTTGATAATACTATAGGAGATGCAACAGCAATCCTAGAAGAGAAAGGAATGCTTGAGGCAAAAGACTTTCCAGGTGGTAATATTGTACAGTTAACGAGAGAGAATGCTGATGAGTGGATTAATTCACCTATCATAAAAAAGGTAATGGCAGTAAACCCAGAGTTTGCTACATGGTTTAAAGCTAACCACTACCTGAAGCCTTCATATGACCAAGCTACAAATTCATACATACCAAAGTACGTTAGAATAAAAGCATGGAGTGTTACAAGACCGGTTGATCCCGAGCACTATCAGATGACTGATCTCATTAACCCTATTACTAAAAAACCAATCAGAGTTCAAGGTGTACCTGTAGGTAAATATTCTTACCGTAGTATTAAAGATGAGTACCGTACTATACCTAGAAATGCTAACCGTGATAGTTATGTAGGTACCATCATTGACAACCAAGGAAACTATTTGCCTAAAGTAGTTCCTATTGGTAGCCCTAATGATAAGTACATGAACAAAGAGTACTTTGAATTAATGAAGAATCCTAACTCTGCAAGATTTAAGTTGATTGAGGAGTACAAGAAGCAGTATCTTAAGATACAAAAGGATAGACCATACAGCTCTAAGATGTATCTTGATACACCAAGAATGCGTATCAATGAGAACATGGAATATATGCAATCTGGTAATGCAAGAAATGATGCCTATACTAAGTTGGAGCAACTTAAACAAGGTGCAACTTCTCTATTTAAATCTACTACGGATGACCGTGAGTTTGGTTTGAATGCTGATGTTTCTACTCAATTGATTGCTACTGATATCAACGGTAAACCTATTACCCGTATACCAGTAAGAGGTATGTATAAACTACAGCTTTCTGAAACTACAACAGATATACTTGGGTCAACAAGTACTTACTTGTATTCATTGAATGAACAAGAAGCATTGATTAAGAATGAGCCATTAGGAAAAGCTATTCTTAAAATCCTGAGTGATCCTGAGAATGGATTGAAGGACATGAGCAAAGTGAGCCGTGATATCCAGAAGACCAGAGGTGAGGAAGTATTCTTGCCAGCTGCTACTAAGACATATCAAAGACTAAAAGCTAATCAATACTACATAGAAAGATTATTCTATGGACAAGCTGCATCTGACTTCCAACAAAACAACCCTGCGCTTACTAAGGTTATCAAAGCTCTCATGAGTAAAGCAAGTGGTTCATTCATCAACTTGGATATACAGTCTGCATTGAAGAACCGCTATGGTATGACATTCCAGAAGATGGTAGAAGCTGCCGGTGGACAGTATATCAGCTACCAATCTATGGCGCGTGGTAAACTTAAAGCTTTCAAAGCTACAGTAGAGTTATCTTCTAAAGGTATTTACTATAAGGCAATGGGACCTAAGAGTTTACTTATCCAAATGATTGAAAGATTTGACCCGGTAACAGGGAAAACAAAGCAAGACTTTGGTAAATCTAACTCTAGAACTTTCATAAAGGATATGCTTGACATGACCTTCTTGTTAGATGGTAGAAAGCTATTGGAATTCAACAGTGGTTTGGAAATCTTCTTTGGTATGATGGAGCACAAACAAATTCCAATTACAAGAGCAGATGGGAAAGTAGAAAAGATCCGCTACGTTGATGCTTGGGAACTTGGTGATGACCAGATTATCAGACTTAAAGAAGGTATTGATCCTGAGTGGGATCAAAAACCTATCTCTCATGAGTATGATGGTACTGAAACTCTAGATGAAATTGCTAAGAAATACTCAACTACAGTAGAAGCAATTAAAACTAAGAACAAAATCAAAAGCGCTAGTGAGTTAGAACCAGGGGACAAGATTGTAATCTCTACTGCTAAGTTATTTAATGACTTCAAATTAAAGATTCAAGGTACAGGGAAAAGACTCAACGGTATGATAGCTGAGGAAGATAACCCTCAAGCTAACCAGTATATCCTCTATAACCTATTCTCCTTCTATAAGAAGTTTGCTCTACCTATGTTCCTTAACAGATTCCAAACGGATTTGTCTAAAGAGAACAGATGGGGTGAAGTCTATGACTGGGATATGGGAACAACAACCAAAGGATACTATATCACAGGTATACAGTCAATCATTAAATTGATTAGAAATTTCAAAGAAGCATACCCTGCTATGGATGTAGAAGAAAAGACTGCAATCAAAAAGATGGCTTCTGAATCTCTTATGTTGTTAGCTATGGCTCTTGTGGGTATGTTCTTGTTTGGATATGATCCAGGTGATGAAGATAGATTTAATAAACTCAAAGCTATGGAAGAAAGATATGGTGCTTTAGGTTGGTTATCAAATGAAGCATTGTACCTATTAATCATGACTAAGAGAGAGAACCAGATGTTCATTCCATTACCGGGTATAGGATTTGATGAGTGGCTTAGTCTTACAGACAGTACTTCAATTGCAACAGGACCAACATTAGAACTCTATTCTAAACTGTTCATGGATATTATATACTGGGTAAGTGGAAGTGAGAAAGCAAGATACAAACAAGATGTAGGACCATATGCTTGGCAGACAGAAGGTAGTCTTAAACTATGGAATCACTTTGCAAGTGTATGGGGTATCAAAGGTAAGAACGTAGCACCAATCTGGGCAATTAAGAAAGCGGAAGCGTTTGACGCACTCAATTAAAAAAAAAGGGGAGAACAGCCGTAGCCATTCCCCCCTTTAGGTGTAATCCCTGCATTCTTTATTACAGGATCATAAGAAGAATTGGTTAGAGTCACCCTCTTCCTCATCTTCAAAGTTCAAATCAAAATCAAATTCAGTTGTAGTCTCAGTATTATCTACTGAGAACTTAACTCTTTCTGGTGCTACTGGAACTAACATCTGTTCCATAATAGCATCTTCTTCTTCATCAGTAATAAAATCATCTATTACTACCGGTGCTTCAAAAGTATTACCTGCAGGATCAGTGTATTCAACTACATCTGGTTCAGGTTCACCTTCAATCTCAGCTACACGTTCAACATACTCTTGATCTGACTCAATGTGAATTACTATTTCCTCAGATGTTTCTCCTGTAAGCTCAGCAATCTGATCTAGGATATTAGTCTGATTAGGAATAGCATTTAATGGATCTATCATAGGTACAGTAATCTCTACAGCTGGTGTGATAGGAGCTACAAGAACTTGACCTAAGTTGAACTCATTGCTAATGAACCAGTGTAGCATGCGTTGATCTTCCATCCATGTTCTTGGGTGAGACTGTTGCAATGCTACGGTAGCATGGTTATAGAAAGACCACAATGTATCTTTACCTCCGTTATAGAAAAAGCTTGGCTTATCCATCTGCTGGCGGATAATACTTGCTTGCTCAGTAGTCAAGATTTCATACTCTGCAAAGAGTACACCTAGAATCTCAGCTTGTCTTCTTGAACTAATAGATACTACTTTCATAGCATCTTTATCAGCAACTAGGTTATCATAGTACATCTGCGCATTAGTCAGGTGAGTCTGCATCATTGCAATTGTATCAGCATCTGCAGTACCAGTATGCTTTCTTGCATATGTACCAATCTCACCACATAACATGACGGTTTGATTAGCGTGCACATAACCACCTACTGCACATTTAAATCTTATTTGTTTATTATAACTGTTTGTCCATGCAAACATAAGGGACATCTCTGGGTCTGAATTGTAATTCAGCTGGTAGATACCTTGAGCAATTTGCCCATCATGGGTTGCTCTATACTCTTCACTTTGTACAGTGAAACCCATTGCAGCAATCTCTGCAAGGGCATAATCCATAATTGATTTGTGAGAAATAACTGTGTACGTAGCAGCGTGAACTGGCAACGGAACAGCTTCCAGAGTAGCTCTGGTGATGTCTTGAATTTTTCTTGGCATTAGAATAAACTTAATTGGTTTACATTTGGTTCTAGATTATAAATCTCCTTCATAATCTTTTCTAGATAGTAATCATAATTCAAATCATAGTCTTCAATATTCTTCTCTACATAGTCAATGAACAGAGTCTGCATATACTTACCGGCTTCAGTCTGTGTATCACGACCATCAGTAAAGTTATATTTCATTATCTTACTGCCCTTATTAGACATGTAATATCTAATAGTGTTTTGTACAGGTAATTCTACATAACTACCACCCACAGTAGGAGCAGTACGGCTAAACGCACCTTCAGTTGTTATACCAGTATTGGCTTCTTTATAAGCAGAATCACTTCTTACCCAGTTATCATCTGACCAAGACTCTTCCCAACCATTAGCAAGTAGATACTCTTTTTTCTGTTCAAGAGTATACTTTGCATATTCAGGATCTATTTCAGGTTTAAGAAACTTCTCAATAAACTTCCAATCACCTTTAATTTTCTTACCTGCACAAAAGTCAAATATGTTAGTTTGGGAATATATGAACTCTCTAGGGTCAATACCGTGGACAAAGTAATAGAAGATGCCTTTGGGAATTACCAAGTGACTCTTATTCTTATGCAGAGCCAAGTCAGCAAACTCAAATCTACCTTTACACTTTACAGCGCTATACTCATACACGCTAGGCATAATTTTGACAGTAGGATAATGCGGGAAGTCTTGTCTTATTCCAAGTATAGTATCATAATCAACACGCTTTGGCATGTTTACGGCAATGTAGTTATTTACATCACCTAAGATTATCTTGTCATACTTGTCATGCTCCAACTGAAGCTTGGTTATATCTTCCCACTGTTTACAGATTTCATAATACTTCTCTTCATACTCTCTTGGAATCATAGTCTCTAGACCATCAGTATTCTGCATCAAGGGTACAGCACCCGGTATACCTTCCGCTAGCATCTCATATAGCATAGCCAAACTCAACTGACCATTAATAGTGATACGCATAGTGAATTCAGGATCATACAGGAAACTGTTAGCATCATTACTCAAACCATAGGTTGAGTTAAGGATGATCTTGTATACATAGTTTCTGACATCTTTCTTACTGATCTTTTTTCTTTCATCAAAGAACCATTCATACTGTTCACAGAACTCTTTCTTGGGTAAATGCGCAGGAGCCCAGCCATTTCTAATTGCTAAGTTGGGATAATAACTGACAACATCTGAAGTCATGATAACCATATCTGCATTAGACTTGTAGACTCTACTTGCCCTGGCGCCATGAATACCACCCAAACCAAAGTCAGTCTTCACTCCTTTGTATTGGATAGAATATTTAAATCCACCTTTAGTTTCTTCTGGAAATACTATGGCTTCATTAAACTTACTAAGAAGCTTCTGAAAGGTTGCAGTGTTGAACTTTATATAATCTAGTATGATATCCTTGACTATAATCTGCTCACGCTTTGTTCTAAGCTGTTTAAGCTCATACTTTTTTATTCCAGTCTTCTGACTAAGGAAATGTAAGAATAACTCTTTAGAAATCCTTGGTTCAGATGCAGAGAACAAATTAATGTTGTACTCATCCGTGAGACTCTTGCGCAGCTCAATCTGCTTCTTACTCAGTTGCATGATAGCCTTGGTAGACTTAACATCATTCTTACAATAGTGAATCACTTCTTCTATCTGCTCAAATGTAGTAATCTCAGAACTATGGTGTATGGGCATATCAACAATGTTGTGCCAATCCATGGTGTACTGAATCCACTTCAGGCTTGATCTTTTAGCCGGGTTATCCCAGTGATTCAACTTGAATACATCTACCTGATTAATCTGGATGTCCTTTGGACTAAACTCCAGAAAGTTACCTTCATCTTGACTCTGTATAATATTCTGTGCTTTGCCATATAGCCATTCAGCTATCTCACATCCACCCATTTCTCTGAGCTGATCAGAGTTACGCAGAATATACTCAGTAATCTGACTGTCAAATCCGAGACCATTGAAACTAACATGCCACTCATCAAGAGTAATGTTTCTTTCTAAGAACTCTATAAGAGCATCTATGTCATTCTGCAAATCATGTACAATGAATACTTCAGTGTCTTCAGACTTTACGCTTTCAAATACGGCTATGAAACAATTACTCAAAGTCTCATAGTCCATTACCCAATGTGTTCTCATACTCAAATTTTATACATAAGAAAAGGGGAGATAGAACTTGACAACTACCTCCCCTCATCAACTGCCTGACAGGGCTTATTTTTTGGCTTCTAGGAATGATTTCCAATCCATGTCTTTCTGGTTAATTGCAAAGAACTCTACCAAAGACTTAATAGCATCTACATCTTCAATATAGTACTCTTGGAAAGTCTCAATAGTTTTTCTTTCTTCCTTAACCGTTCTACCGTTAGCTCTTTTAGTTTTCAGTGGAGACGGGTCCCCGTTCTCATCAAGCTTAGGCAACATATGCAATGTTGTCTTGCTTAATTTACTGATAATTACAAATACCTTGGTAGCTGGATCATAAATACATTCTACATAAGGACAGTCTTCAGTGACAGGGATTAATCTAAATGTTTCCCCTTCATTCCACGAAGACTTGACAACGTACATGTTGCCGCCAATAACTCTACTCATACTGTTGGTTGTTTTTAATTGTTACAAATTAACCTAGAATTTTCTTGTTTTCCAAATTGCTAACTGTTGCTGTGAGATTTTCCTTCTCTAGGTCTGGTTTACTACATAGTTCACCAACACTTCTTAAGAATGATTCATCTACACCAAGTAAACTTGCATACAAGCTAAAGAATCTTTCCGGGAAAAGATAACTTTCCATGTAGGTGTAGCTACCATTTGTTTTGTCAAAGTGATTTAAAATTTTGCGCTTTATTTGCGGGTCCATTTGGCTGTACTTGCCATCCGCCATCTTCTGATAATCATCTTTCAAATCATTATAATCAAATGTCAAGATATTTTGAGTCTCATTCAGTTCTACATAATCACATAATCTCTCATGCTTTAGTATTACTGTCTTCTCAAAGTTCTTGTGCACTTGATCCGTTCTTTTTGGATAGATTGCAATCAGCTTTATATCCTCGGGAGTTAAGTAACCATCCCAAGACAAATATGTCTGTTCAGGAACTACTGGACTACCTAATTTAATTCCAAGGAGCGGATATAAAAACACCTTGGACTTTTGAAAATAGCTCTTATAAAGCGCATCAATTGCCATAAATTCTACAATTTTACATTACCAATAGCTAACTCATATGGTAAAGTATAATCTCTGTTCTCATAATGATAATTCAACACATTAAGTAGACCAGAGAAATCCTCCATCCATATTGCTAGCGTTTCATCTGAAACCTGGAATGGATAAACCTGATTATACTTATCTATTACAATAAATGTAAACACAATTTTCCATTCATTAGCATCCTCTTTTTGTTTGATTAGATTGTTGAACCCCATGATACAATAGATTGCCGCCTGAACATCATAGCGGTAGAACTCTACAGTACTAGGGAAGCTTTGAATGGATTTGTTGGTTGTCTTAAGGTCATTGATAAAGATAGTCTTGGTGTTTTCATCCACCACTATGTTATCAGCAAAACCTTTCAGACCAAACTTGAAATCAATGAGTTCTGTTTTGAGTGATACTTCATTGTAAACAGTTACGCCATTAGAGTTATCATGACCTAATTGTAGAAGCCCCATTACCCTGTCATCTGCTTTGAGGCTAATTAATGATTCTTCTGCCTTTGACTTTACAGAAGCATCAATAACTGTCTTTGATTCTTTGATTTTTAGAAATGTGAAATACTCTTTGTTGTTATCTGTAAGTATCTTGTCAAGTCTCTGCGTATCCGTCTTGAGTGATTGGTAGAGATTATTTACGAGTAACTGATTGAGTATATCTGTAGGGAAGTCTTCCAAAGTTAATGTTTCATTTTGTAATGGCAAGTAATTGTGATAGAAAATATGTTCTAAAATTGTCTTGTTGCTATCTGTGGGAATCTTCCCCGGTAGCATTACAAACTGATCATCAAATTTATCTGGTTCCAGTAACAGACAGTGCAGAGCCCTACCTGCAATGAGGTGGGCATCTGTACTATCTTCTTTCTGGTTGAGAATGTAATGGTTGTAGAACCATCTTGGGGATTGTAAAAGCTTATTTATTCCTGAGTAGCTAAAATAAAACTTCTCATTATAGAACCGGGTTAAGTCCGAGTTCAGGGAGTCCAGGCTCAATGACATCTTCTTTTTTATTTGGTGTAAATATTTCTACTCTTTTGACTAATTGCTTCTCAAGTATCTGAGATATCTCATCACTGAAAGTTACAGCTTGTACTTTAAAGTAGGTACTGCTAGAATAATTTGATATTTCTTCATAATAATGCTTAAGCAATATACTCATGTTCTCTATAGTAACGGCTTCTTTCCTAAGCAGAATCTTGACAATATCATCTTTGTATATTGAACTTGGATGAATATCTAGATATGCACAGAGACCTTTGAAGTTAACATGATTTCTACTTCTTTGATTAGAAATTGGTATACCATATTTTTCAAACAAAATAAGAAGATAGACAAGACTATCAAAGTAATTTGAGTTAGCCATGATTTCCATAGCCAACACAGCATTATCTTGATCATTACTTATAAACATATCAGAGAGAGTCTTGAACATAGTTTCATCTATAGTAACTGCATCAGTACCATTAATATACTTCAGAAGACTATCTTCAAAGTAAAGGTCTCTTGTACTTAGATCCTTGTACACTTCTTTATAGTCATCTTTGATGTAATGGAAAGATGAGCTACTCCTATAATCTTGGTCTTTAATTTGACCTGGGATAAAAGCATACTGTGTTAGTAGTCTAATATCACTCCAGTCATTTATTACCACGTATTCATTAGTATAAAACTCTAGAGCTGTATTAACCTTATCAACATAATACTGGTCAATGTTTATATCAACCTGTAAGGTATTAATGAAGTTTTTGAATGCTTCCGTTTTAATTCTATACAACCATGTATAGTCAGACATCACATCAGCAGTCTTTCTACCAATAATTACTTTGTCAGCTTGATCTATGTCTCTTACAGTTTTTACTCCAAACTCATTATAGATATTCTTCATCTTTACTCTTGGAATAGTTACTCCCGCAGCAAGATATAGTTTATCTTTTTGTTGAAGATCAACATCTGCAGCAACATTTTCAAACTTAAATTGACTACCAAATTCACCCTCAAGGGCTTCAATTTTTAGGTCAACTTTAAAATCTTTTAAGCGAGCTGTATCCATGAAATCTCTATTGAGAATATCAAAATCAAATTTTAAATATGTTTCCATGCTTTGATTAAATTAGATAAGGCAGGAATTACCCTGCCCTATCATTGTTTTAGAATAGTAAGAAGTTCCTTTGGAGGGGAACTGTTTTACACTTGTTTTACTTGACAGCCATCTTCACTACCTGTGCATTCATCATTAGTTTTTGCCATTTGGTCTTATTTCCATTGACAATCTCTTTAACCATAAAATACTTTAAGTCATCAGAGAATGAATCACAGTCTGTAAGTAGTCTAATCATACGGTTAACCATTGCATCTGGAACAGATTTCTCTTGTGCATGCACTAGACAATAGTTAATAATACGAGTAGCCATTACACTAGAAATATCTGCACGGAAATTATCTCCTGCGCCAATCACAGAGTTCAAAGCACCAATAACATAAGACTCACTAGCATTAGTAAGAACCTCATGTGGCGGAATAATCTTATCCATCTGATTATTGATAAACATAGTGAATAGAGAAGATACCTCTGGACCTACTGAACCTTCACCAATCATTTGGATAACCGGTAGCTCATCTTCAAACTTTACAATAGAGCTAATAGAGTTAAAGAAAGTAGTAATAGCTCTTGGATTAACAGAAGTAGTTACTACCTCTGGATTCATCAACAAGAAGTTAATACATCTACCGTCAATACCAACTGATTCTGCCCAACGAGCCCATACAGAAGCATCAAACTTTACCTCAGTAGAGATAAATCTGGTCTTCTGAGCTATGTCAAGAGAAGTAACGTTATAGTCACCATTGTCCGGATTGGTAGTCAATACAATATGCCAGTTCTTTGGTAGCTTCCATGAGATATACTCTTGCCGGTCAATTAACTCCATAGTGGCTTGCATAAATCTTTGGTCAGCACGAGTATAGTCATCCAAGATTAGAAAACCACCCTCTTGTTGTCCCTGAATCCATTCAGGAGCAGCATGTGACATTCTACTTTGGCTTGTAGGTCTAAATCCACCTTTGACATATGTCTCAAGCAAAGTTTCTTGAACCCATTTCTTAGCACCGTCTTTGTTCTCAACTTCAAACTCTTTGAATGGAAAACCAACCAAGTCACCCAACTCCTCAATCTGACTCAAGTTAAGCTTAATAACAGCCATGTTCATCTCTTTAGCCAACTGCATTAGAGATGATGTCTTACCAAGACCAGCATCACCCTCAATATTTACAGCTACAGGAACTTTGCCCTGAGCTTGAATGAACTGGTTATTCTTAACCATATGTCCCAAAAACGCCTTTAATTCATCAATGTTTAATTGTACTTGTGCCATTTTTTCTTTTTTTAGAGTTCTAACTTAATCACTTTGCCAGGAAGGCTATCATTCATACTTGATCTTTCAGACAGCACCCATAGTACAGGTGCTTTTGGTTGAACATTAGTCCAACATTCACCATCTGTGAAATATACAAGACTTGTATACTTTCTAAGATTGGCGTTATAATATTCTAGGACGGGATCAAATTCAGTCCCACCTCTTCCATGAACTACAAGATCTTTCTTAGGATCAAATGGTTCAATGGATTTAATAGATGTATCACACTGTATGATGGTTACATCTACACCACACTTATGAATGTGATAAATCTCACTCATAAACTCTTTAAGTTCATTGTCACTTACAGAACCTGAAGTATCTATAGCCAACAGCATGTGTTGTCTCATCTTAATCTTCAGACCTGGATTGTCAGAATATCTTCTATTCTCTTTTCTTCTAAGCTTCTTAGTAAAGATCTTAGTAGATGTACCTGTAAATCTTCTTACATAACCACGCCAATCAAACTTTGGCTTTTCCAATTGTTGGAGTTTCTCAAGTAGCTGTTGGATGTTACCCGGTACAGTACCTCTCTTCTTTACAGTTTGTTCTGCGGCTTCAGTAAGAATTCTTTGAACTTGCTGTTCAATTAGTTTCTGCTCTGCCTCAGACAAATCTTCAAACTCTTCCCATGTACCATGTTCTGGAACTTGAACTTCACCTTCAGCACCATTACCACCCAATTGAATAGTAATAGTACCTTGACCTTGTTCTACACCATCAAGTAGTTTATCCATGTTGGGAGAACCACAAGTACCATTCTGTTTCTTATCTTCTTTGGCTTCTTTAAGCTGTTCATAGTAATACCTACAGCCTGCCATTCTTTCAAGATTCAACTCAGGATAGTCATCAATGTTGATACCACCTTCAGGAAGATAATCTTTGTCAATATACTGATTGATCTCCATGTCCATAGCTATATTAGCCAACTTATGGTCAGGGAACTTAAAATACTGTGTCAGGTGGAAGAAAGCAATATGCAATAGCTCATGCTTTAGTAAACCTACACGATGATTCTCTGGTAAGTTACTCCAGAAATCTTCATTGATAGCAAGCTGATAGTTAATACCATTCTTGCTTACACCTGCTGTTGGAACTCTATTAGTCCAAATCTTGTTGAGCATGATAAGAAAGAAACCATAAAACGGCTCTTTCCACATCAACTCTTTGCTGGCTTTACCCAGTTGATCATGTTTACTCATCTTTCAACTTTATATTGATGTCTAATTTGTCTACGGGGTACCCCATAGTATCTAACATTGATGCGAGTTGCTTCACATGTCTTTCCAAAAACATGCTTACAATCTCATTTTTATTCTTGTTCTCAATCATGATAGCCAATGCCTTAGCATATGTCAGCGGTTGTTCCATGTCAAAGTGCTTCTTTAACTGCTTATATGCAGTCGGTGAGTGCTCTTCCCATTGAGACTTGTCTGGCTTACCAAACTTATACAGATACGCTAAATACCCAATTTCATCCTTCTTAAACTTGTATGCATTGATTGCCTGGAATGCTACATATGCATTGTCTTTGTCTTCAGAGGTCAACATGTTTAGAAGTGTCTCTGCTTCTTGCTTGTTTAAATTCATCAGTCTTCAATTTTTAACGTTTTAATCATCCATTCTGTGGGCTTATTAATGTTGTCAACCCACTCTTTTGCCGTAGGAATATAGCCGTTGCAGTCTTCTTTGACATGCTGTTCACCTATATACCTTGTATATACTTTCTTTCCATTAGAGTTAATAATGTATGGACCAAAGATTCTTTCACATTCAAAGATACCTTCACTGTGGTGTCTGAACATTCTGTGTTTAGAATGCGCAATCCAACTCTTAGTCTCATCAAACCATTCATGAATCTTTTGATAATCCTCCGGCAAACCACCAAACTTTCTAGCTGATGATTTAGCATGCTCACAAGGATGTGCCATTACTCTTTAGTTTCACTTAGCAAATCACCTTCATGAGTGTAATCTTCAGTATGAGTAATGTAAATGCTATTGTTGATTTTATACTTACCAGAAGGTACAAGTATACTTACTTTACCATAACCCCCATCATTATTCCACCAATCTTCAATACCATCTAGAATATACTGAGATAGAAAGTCATTAAGATCATCATTCATACTATAACTTAAAGCACGCAGATACTTAGCATTTGGACTATATGTATCTATTGAATCAATCTGATCAATTGCAATCTCATCATCTTCATCTAATTTGTCTGTGGTATATACTATATCATCAATAGCACCTGAATCTCCACCACCTGAATAAGTTACTAAAAGTCCGGTCACGCCTTCATTGGCCAACTTAACTAAGAGGCCTGTCATTTCTAATTCTGTCATAGTTATCTTGAAATTATGTGATTTACTACTCTTTCCCAATAGTCCCAATGAACCATAGGAGCAAGAGCTTTAGCAGCATGAGCAGAGTTCAATGCTTCTGTCTTTGCTTTTTCTGGGCCGTGAAGTTTTAGAGAGTTCTTATAGATCTCTTCAGCCTTTTCTTTTGAACGCATATTACTTTGTTTTGTAAAACCTACCTAAGATATTCCCGTTTAGGAATTCTTCTTTCTCAAGTACCTCATATTGGAATAAGTACTTTGTTTCCTGATATGTAAGCTCTGTAGCTGAATGGCAAATAGTTAAGATTTCACGGTGAATAACCGTATTCTTTTTGTGAGCCTCTTGTAAAACCTTATTACTGCTATAGTATTGCTTGTAATTCAGTTTAGTCTCCTTTGTGTACTTCTTAACTCTTTGGTCTGTTAAAGCTGCCAAAGCCTTTTTACCCATCTTCTTTTTGGTGACGGAGTAAAAGTTCTTCTTACCAATATACCTTACACACTTACCATCTATAATGGCAGTCATCATGTATATGAAGCCTACAGCTCCTTCAGGAATCATTGAGTCTTTGAACTCAACGTTTTTGTATATCCAACTCATTTAATAAAGATAATAATTTTTCTTTGACTTTAATAAGACCATGAGCCTTAACTGAATCAGATAAATCCTTCTCCATATCAAGCACTACATAGCTAACACCATAGTTTTCCTGATACTTCTTGGCAGCTGCAATACCCGGTTCATCATTGTCAAACAAGACAATTACTTTCTTAAACCTTTGCTTCAATATATGCATACCAGTTTTAGTAATCATACTGTTCTCACTGTCCGGAGCAATTGACTGATAGCCTACTAGTCCAAGTTTTCTGAATGCCATTAAGTCTTTGAGAGATGAGGTAATAATCAAAGCATCACAACTACTAGATGTTAACTGATCAGAACCCTGTGTGTAATTCTCAACCTTGATAAACTTCTTCTCTGGATTCTTGGGCATATAGATCTTGTACAAAGAGCCATCATTCCTGAAATAACCATAAACATACTTTCTATTGAATTTAACAGACTTGATACTACCATCTAGTTCTGTCTTCTCCATAGTAAAGAACTCTAGCGGAGATACATTATAGTGCTCTAATAACTTAGAACCTATCTTGTAACTCATCCAATAAGCCTCATCAAGGTTAGTCCAGTGTCTGATTTCATAGTCAGTGACTTTGTACTTGTCATGAAACTGATGCTCTACAGTTACAGAGATGTTATTATCCTTGACATAGGCAGCATAATCTGTGACAATTCTATTCACCGTGTTGGCAAATGTCCCAAGATTAAACAAGCAGGTTACCAAATGAATTGCATCACCCTGATGACCTGAAGAAAAATCCTTGAACTTGTACTGTGCATTGACTGTGTCAAAGTAAATAAACATTGACGGTACCTTATCACTTGAGTTGAATGCAGATAGGATCTTTACATCCTGACCGGTGAGTCTTTCTTTGAGATTTAAATAATACTCAAATATCCATTCTCTTGGCACGTCTTCTATGCCCCCAATAATTGTTTTTGTAGATATCATAACGTGTAAATTTAATAGAAAAGGGGGAACCGTATGACTCCCCCTTAACTATAAGCTGTTATGCTTAGTCAAGACTGAAGTCAGAAGATGATCTTGTTGGAATATCCAAATCATCATCACCGAAATCCTTTACAGGTTTTACTTCTAGTTTCTTAAGGTGGTCTGCCTCATTGTAAGGCATTACTTTAGCACCCTTAGCTGCATAAGCATATCCATCTTTAGAACCTTTTGGTAACCACATATCGTAATTAGTGTAACCAGTTTTACCTTCATACTCTTTACCAGCAATACAGAATTCAAGATATTTATCTTTGAAAGGAGCATCTTTAGCAAATGCATTCACCAACTCCTCAATTGTGTCATGCTTGTTATCTTGAGCCAAGAACCAATCATTGATTCCCATAGTCTTGCACAAGTTCTGCAAGAAGATCATGATAGATCTATCTCTCTGAATCTTGATACCTGACTTAGTCTCACCATCAGCAAATGCGTATTGACTAGCCTTAACTCTACCAATCTGACCTGCATAGTGACCCTTGCTCTCATCATCTTTGTCAATCATAAATCCTTCAAACCCATCAATAGGCTCAGTCTCCATGTTCATCATGAAGTGCACTGCACCATCAATAAATTTGAATTCTTCCAAATACACGCTGTTAATCTTTAGTGTGTGGTTTCCCGGTGCAAATGTTTTAGGTAGTCCATTACCACCTTCTTTGCCTAAGTCTGTTGTGCTTAATGCCATCTTTCTTTGTTTTATTTGTGTAAAAATACTTTGTCCCACGTTGTATGCAAGACATTGTCAATCATTTCTGTAATTACTATCTCTTCATTTCTGAGATGTTCTGGTCTTGCACCGCAAGTCACTTCATCATTGGTCTTGAATGATAGAATGGTCTTATTACCTTTTCTATACATGTAACCAATAGCATCCGCCTGTGCACAAATCAGGGACTTAATCTTACCTGTCAAATCAATATTGGCAGACATAACTAACTCACCTTTATCATCCACTTGTTTGTCTTTGATGTGACCTGACAAGATAATTGTTGGTGCTAAGCCATCAATAAAGTCCAAGACTTGGAAAAATGCCTGGCGAATATATAAATATCCTGCACCATTTGGCAAATTGATTACAGTATCTCCGTCAAAGTTCTTACCCATAGGCGTCTGCTTATAGAGTTTGATAGCCAATGGCATAATCATTTCCTCTAATGCAGTTACAGTATCTATGGTAACATAATCATACGGTTTTCCTGCCTCCTTGATAGCCTTACCGGCATCTAAGAGCTCTTGTAAATTACTGATCTTGACTTTCATAGCTTCAACATAATCAGTTCCGTTTTCCAAATCAAGAATGAGATTATTCTCAAGACCAGCATACGCTGTGGTTTTACCGGTCTTTGGTTTAGAATAGATAACTATTCTCTTGGGGTTTACTCTCTCCCCTTTAACTTTTGCAGTTGGCAATATTATTCCCATAACTTAAGAATTAATGATGTCATTTAACCACTTCTTGTTGCTCACAGGTTTCTTTAGCATGATTGCTGCAAGGTCTCTAATTGTGACTTGATCCAATGGTGCATCCATGTCCGGGTCCATAATCTCATCAAAGTCTGGGAATTGACCAACTGGCTCTTCAACTGGTTGTTGAACATCAATTTTAATCAGTTCTGAAACAGGGACAAGATATCTGAAGTGACCATTGGCTGCGGGTTCAGTCTTCTCATACTCTTCTTCATAGTGAGGATTAAATCTCCACTTGTAAAGAGTTCTGGTAGGATCTTCAGGATCTAGGTCAATACTTGTGAACTCAGTATAGATATCCTTACCTTTCTTAACTTCACTAAGAAAGAATCCAATGTGTTGCTCTCCCATGCCTTTAGGCACATAAGCACACTTGGGGATAAATACTGGGTTGTCTTCACCTAGTAACTTGAATTTCCAATCATGAAACACATACAGTTCTTCAGTCTTTTCTTGCCTGTTGATTGTAGGTTTTGTTGTTAAACTCATAATGTACTATTTTGTTGTTAATCTTTTCTCCTGTATAGGAGGTGTAATCATCTCTGCAATACTCATCTTTTCAAATTCAGCCTTAAAGAAACATAGTCCGGTTTCACCATTTCTTGATTTAAGAAAGTGTAGTACTAAGACTTTGTCATCTTCAATCATATACCTATCCGGCCCATAGAATCTAATCTTTTGTTTAGCAGGTCTATTGATACCAATTACAGTATCAGCATGCTGAAGAATAGCATCTGAGCCAAATATATCAGACTCTAACACATAATTACCATACTTACCTTCTTCACTTCTCTCTGGGTTGTCAATATTTCTATTGAGCTGACTCAAGAGTATAAATGCTACCGGCCACTGTCTTTTAAGAGATGTAATTGCTTCACCTAGGTTTGCTAGCATGTCCTGCTTAGACTTTTCTGTAGGTCCGTTCTTAAATAGTACAGAGTGATCTATAGTAATCAGTGCTTTTGTAAAAATCAGATTATTCTCAGAATCATAATGCGCATGGTCCAACATGTATTCCCCTACTATTTGCTTGAACTCTTCAACGGTACAAGGCTTCTCTACTACGTCTATGGGATATTTTATTTTGGCTTTTGCGTAATCATAACATTTTTGTAAATCATCACTTGAAAGTTTTCCATCAGCACTACATAAGTACTTGTAAGACCTACCAATCACACTGGAATACTCACGTATTGCAGAAGTTCTTGCTAGCATCTCAAATTGGAATTGCAGGACTCTAAAGTTCTCACCGGGGTTAAGAGGAAAGGACTCTCTTACAATTTGCTCTGCAATAAGAGTCTTACCACTAGCAGGTCTACCGGCAATCACAGTGAAGGTATTCCACTCTAATCCATCTGTAGTTGCATTATTAAACTTTGCCCATGGTGTTCTGAGACTCTTAATCTCACCCTTCATTCTACCCTGTAGATATCTCAGAGATTCCTGAAAACCTTCACGTTGACTGTTCCACTTTTTCTTTGGACCAGCCTTTTCTTTGTTATCCATATTTACCTGTTTATTTCCTTCTGCTTGACATGTTCATACAGCATATGAAGTAGTGTTACTACAACTTCAATACTGAAGTATTGCCAAAAGGTCACTGAGATTATAAATAGATCAACTACTTTGTACCCAATGAGAGTCCCCATTAATGCTATAACGAGGATCTTTAATTTGTAGTTTATCAAAATACTTTTTCACTAAAATGTTTGTCATCAATTCCTGTTTCTCCATTGGTAATCATATCACAATAATTTGCTAACTCTGAATCATATGTCTTATCAGCATTCTGTTTGCGGATAAAGTACTGAGAAGTTCTCATGTACTTGTAACCTTGTCTTTCATACTGATCTAGATACAATTTTGTGGCATCTAATACTGTTTCCCATGAGTAAGTATGATTCTCAAAGAACCACTTGAAATTACCTTCAAGGTTCTTCTTATCTGATCTTGCATATTTACCGCTGGGAAGCTTAAATTTAGGAAAAAGTTCCAAATAAGCCTCAATATTTGCCATAAAATGATCACCCATAACGGCCTTTGCTGACTTCTTTTTACTTGTCTTGAAGAATCCTTCTATGTCTTGTATAAAGGCAACTGATTTAGGTGTCAATTCTCCGGCTCCTGTTAACCACTCATCAGAAATAAGTCTCATCTTTTCCAGAGCTAAGCTCATACTGATTACGGGAACCATGTTTTCTTTTTTACACCACAACAAATAGAATTGGTTTGGTGTAAGGTCTGCTTTGATTAGTCTGTTGAATATTTCTTCCATCACCATTCAATATCAAAGTTGTTATTCTTCTTGAGTATGTCTTTGATTTCATTAAACACATTCTTGCAGTCCCATTCTTTTAAGCCGGTATAACTTGCGGCAGCTGGATGACTAATAAAGAACTTGTAATTGTTATCATTAACACAATCAGCCCACTCTTCTGCTTTCTTGCCTAGATAGACATAGATTAGCCCTGGACAGTGCCAAGTAAGCCAATCAAATAGATATGCAGCAAAGGGCTTCCAAATTAGATAGTGCTGACCTATCTTACCTACATTAGTTGTCAAAGCTGTATTAAACATCAGAACACCTTGATTAGCCCACCTTGTAAGGTCCTTATCTGTGGAAATCTGTTCATTGTCATATACGGTTCTATTGACAGCATTTAACAGGTACTTTAAACTTGGTTGCATATCATCTGTCTGACTTAGACTGAATGATATACCATCCGCATGTCCTAATCCAGGGTATGGATCCTGACCTATGATTACTACCTTGATATCAGTATATGGACACTCTTCAAATGCCCGGAACCAATTCTTCATAGTAGGAGTAAACCTCTTACCGTCTTTAGCTTGTTTAGCCAACTCTACTATGATGTTATCAAAGTCTCTACTGTATATGAATCCTCTCAGGACTCTAGCCCAACCTGATGGTTGTAGCTTAGCCATTATCTTCTCTTTTATTTCTTCAATGTCTAGTTTTTCTGTCATATTTTCTATATTTGTGTTATGGCAATTAAAGTTAAAGAACTCAAAGATGATGTGCTCATTGATGTAAAAGTCAATAAGAGCTTCTACATGATGTTAAAAGGGACCATCTACTATCTATTCAATCAAATTGAAGATGCTCAGAAAAGAGAAGAAGCCCTTAAGAATGTCATGAACAACAAGTATGAAGACATGACTGCTTATGAGCGTTCCTTCTACACTCTTACTCTTATTATTGCTGAGATAGAAAGAGTTGCGGCTGAGCAAAACTTTTACAAAGAAGAAACTCTTCTTGAGCCTGATGATGAAGGGTATACTGAAC